ATAACAAACGAGGAAATTAAAAGCAAATTGAATATTAATCTAAAAAGTAAAAAAATGACCGAAGAATTAAAAAATTGGTTCAATAGCAAAATTGAGGATATTATCACTAGAGTTAAAAGTGACGATTCTAATGCTAATGAGTCAACAACGGAGGTGGAAGTAACTATTTCTGATGAGGCTGAAATTTTAAATAAATTTTCAGATTTAGAAGGGAATATAGCTACACTTAGTGGGTCGGTAACTGATTTAGAAGGGGAGAAAGAAACTCTTACTGAGGAAGTTGAAAGACTTACAGCTTTATTAAGTAAGGCAAATGCAAAGGGAACTGAAATCTCTACAGATAGTGACCCTGCAGTAGTAAAGAATGAAGTAGAGGAGAAAGATGCTGCGTTTTGGAATGGAATAGTAGCAAAAATGAACTTATAATAATAATTTAAAAAACAAAAAAAATGGCAGCAACAGATGTAGCACAGAACGGACTAGGAGGATTATATGTGGGCACTTACGCTTCAAATATAATGCTAGAGCCTATGTTCCATTCGGATGATATTATGAGAAATTATACTATTTATCCAAATGTAAAATTTAAACAAAACATCACAATGGCACCTTCATTAAGTAGTATAACTACTGTAAATGCAGGATGTACTGATGTTTCAGACACTTGTACTAATAGTTTTTCTGTAACTCAGAAGGTACTTGAAGTAGAAAATGTAGCAGTAAAACAAGAGCAATGTTGGGATGAATTCAAAGCAGAAGTAATTGTAGAGTCTTATAGAAATGGCGTTAATATGCCTGACTTAACAGGAACTCAATTAGCTCAAGTAATTATTGATAGAGTACGAAATGGTATTCAATCTGATATGGTAAGAAATATGTGGGCAGGAGATAACGCAGCACCAGTTATCGCTATTGATTGTACTTATGCATCAATGGGAGATGGACTATGGGTAGCAATGTCAGCAGGTGGGGCAGTTAATGGAACTCAATTAAATGAGGTAACAGGAACTTCAGCAGCAGCAGCAAAAATAACTGTAGGAGCAACTATTCTTCCTTCAGATGCAATCTTAATGCTAGAAGATACTTTTAATACAGCTTCTTCAGCATTAGCAGCGATTCCTGCATCAGAGAAAAGAATTTTCTGTACTCCAAATGTATACAACGCTTGGTATAGTGCATTAACTCAAGTTGCTTCGGCAGGTTCAGTTGATTATGGACATTCAGAATCTCAGGTTGGGAAACAAAGATTATACTTTAGAGGTGTAGAGTTAGTTCCTATGTATGAGTGGGATGACGCATTAACTGCATTAGCAGGAGGTACTTTCCCTGCATTATTTACAGCAGCAGGAGCAGGTATAGATGCAACTTGTGGTCTTATTTATACAGCGAAGGCTAACTTATTTATCGGAACAGATGTAACAAGTCCTGAGAATGAGTTAAGAACATTTTATGATGAGGTTTCTGACAAAATGTATATTAGAGCAGGATTTACTATGGGCTTCCAATATGGATGGAACTCTTTAGTTAATGGATGTGTCTTAGTATAGTATATTTATAGTAAATAGGGTGGGTTATCCCACCCTACATACTTATTATTAATTTTTAAAAAATAAAATAAAATGGCAATAACTAAAGGAGTAAATATAACTTGTAGTGATTTAGCTTCAGTAGGAGGAATAAGAACTATACTTATTAGAAGTTGGGCTGCTGATGATGATATCACTTATGCTAATACTGCTTCAACACATAGTATTTCTAGTATTGTAGACACAGGAGGCTCAGTAGCCACTTGGTTTGTGTATGAGTTTAAAAATGAATTACCTACTTTGTCTGTTACAGGAGCTAGAGAAAATGGGTCAACCTCTTATGAGTGTTCTCTAAATTTCATGATGCCTGATATGGACAACGCAAAGGGAGCTGTGATTCAAAATTTAATGGATACATGTATGATGGCTATAGCGATTGGAAATAATGGCAAAAACTATGTTTTAGGGGTTAGTGAGAAATATATGAATGAGGCTACTAATGGTGCTGTTCGCAATCAAACATTTTGCAGTATGACGGCCCTAGAGGGAGCTTCAGGTGCAGCTTATAATGATGATAGTGGATGGACGGTAACACTTGCGTGTAAACAATGGGAGCTTCCAAGACTATATACAGGAACTATTACACAGTATGTAACTAGCGATACCTCAACAACATCTTAATAATTAATCTTAAAAAATAAAATAACATGGCAATAAATGATGGATTAGCAGTAACTTGTGATGACCTACAAGCAGTAGGTGGAACTAGGATACTAGCAATTAGAGCATGGCAAACAGGGGATGCTGTAACTTATGATAACGCAGACCATACCATTACTTCAATATTAGATACAGGAGGAGCAACAGCTACTTGGGGGGTTTACGAAAGCAGGATAGAATCTTCTTCTTTAAATATATCAGGTACAGGAGAGGGAAAGGATGTGATTACTTATGAAACTAATGTTTCATTTTTCTTACCTAAGATGACGGCGGAGCAGATGGAGAGGTTGGTTGAGATGAGAGATAACTGTTTGATGGTGGCAATATTTACAAATAACGACAGAACAACATCAGATACGGCAATTCCAACAGCCTTTGACCACAATAAAATCATAGGAGTTTCTGAGAGGTTTGAAAATTTAGATGACCAAACTAGAAATCAGACTTATGCTCGTTTAACAGGGGTTGAAGGGGGTACCGGAGCTGCATTTTCTGACGAAATAGGGGTTACGGTTACGGTTAGTTGTAAGCAGTTTGAAGCACCTAGAAGGTATAAATCTCCAGGAGTGGTTATGAATGCGACAGGATTAAGTTTGACAACAGCATAATAAAGATATGTAAGGGGGTGTTAATTAGTTTTTACTTAATAACACTTCCTTATTAATATCTTTTTTAGATATGTGTGGCTGTGATGACGAAAATAATGTAGTTTTACTAAAAAAAAGAATTATGGCAGAATACAAGGTAAACAGCAAAGCTAGTAAAGGTGTAAGGCTTTCAAGTGATGGAAAAAGAAGTGTAGATTTTAGAACTGATTTAAGCCAAGAGCAATTAGCTTACGCTTATGAGGAATTGAATATAACTGACTGGATAGATAAGGTTGATAAAATTAATAAATCAAATGAAAAAAGCACTAGTAAAAAGCTCAAAAAAGAAAAGCCAAGTAAAGACAACGAAAAAGAGTAATACTTTTGAGTTTGGCGTTTTTGATTTAACTGTTCCCCCTAGTATTACAGAAACAAAGGATATAAAAAGTTTAAATACTGACTATATCCCTTTTGGAGATGATAACCTTTTCCCTCAATACTTAGCAGAACTAAAGAGAAAGTCCTCCACACATAGAAGTGTGTTGGCTCAAAAAACTGTATTCACAAGTGGGGCAAAATTTGTTTGTGAAAACGATTCATTAAGAGAATTTATTGAAGATGTAAATGCAGATAAAGAATCTTTAAGAGAGGTCTTTAAAAAATTAGCTGACGATTATTATACTTTTGGGAACGCTTATATGGAGTGCGTTCTCTATGATGGTGGGGTTAATATATATCATTTAGATGCGACAACAGTTAGAATGAGTAAATCAAAGAAAGAGGTTTATGTTAATTCTGATTGGTGCAAGTATTGGAATAACGACAAAAAAACAAAAAGACTACCTATATACCCTAGAGTAGCACACAACAAGTTTGTAATTCACTTTAAAGATTACGAGCCTACCTTTAATTTTTACGGACTTCCTGATTATGTCGCAGCACTAGAGCATATCTGTGTTGATTATGAGATTGGTAAATGGAATCACACTAAATTCTTAAATGGGTTTCAGCCGTCAGCTATCGTTGAGATAAATGGAGATATGGGCGAAGAAGAAGCTCAGAAGATGGTTAAGGAAGCTCAAAAGAAATTTGTAGGAGAAGGCAATAATGGTAAGATATTATTTATAGTGAAGAATGGGGACACATCTCCTGCTAATGTTCAGATAATTAAAGACGACCAAGAGGGTAGTTGGATTGATTTACAACAAATAACCGACCAAAACATTATAACTGCTAATAGATGGCAGCCATCATTGTCAGGTATTGTTAGTTCAGGGAAGATGAATAATACAGGAAGTGAGATAAGGATTGCTTATGACTTAGTAATGACAACGGTAATCAGAGATACTTCTGAATTGTTGTTGAATGGAATAAGAACAGTTCTTTACAATGAAATGGGCTATGACCCTAAAGATTTAAAAATACACTACGAGCCCCCAATCTCTTATGCAAATGATGTGGATATTAGAGAGGTGTTAACTATAAATGAGCAGAGAGCATTAATAGATGAGGACTTACCAATGTTAGAAGATGGAGATATGTTTGTTGCTGATAGAGAGATTATAGTTACAGAAAGAGATGATGATGGAGATGGAGAGGTTGACGAAAGAAAAGAAATAACAGTAGAACAATAAGACATGGGAAATACTAAACAATACGCAACGCTAGTAACAGCAGGAGAGGTAATTGATAAAACTTTTACTAATAAAAATACCGACCCTGTTCTTGTTTCAGAAAATACTATTATTTTATCTGAGTTGGCTCATATCCGTCCTTTACTTGGAGATAAATTCTATGCAGAATTAAAAGAGCAGCACAACACAGGGGATTACCCTACTGTTGGGGGTCTTACTCAGGATAATCAAAACTTTATGGATTATTATTTGGACGATTGTTTATCTTGGTTTGTTAGATTTGAGGTTGTTAATGATATTATGAGCAACATATCCTCTAGTGGTGTTGTAAACAATGTAGATGAATTCTCAAGAATTATAAATCAAGATGCGTTTAATGTATTCAAGCAAGACACATATAGAAAGGCAGATATATTTGCTAACGATATGATGGATTTTTTAAATGGAACTGACCAAGCAGGTTTGTACCCTACATTTGACAATAACAAGCCTAAAAGTATGAGTGACACTTATAAAGGGCATGGAATGATATTCTATGATAGTATATATGGTTATAATGGGGTTGATGATTGTAATAATTGTGGCTGCTCTCAAAAGAGTTGTGGCTGTAATAATTGTTAAAATAAAATAATATATGGCTTCAAACGAACATAAAAACTTAAAAGACATTAACAGGCATAACCCTAAAGGCTATGAAGCGGCAGCCAACAGCACTCTACTATCTAAAGGGTTAGGGACTCCAGGTCTTTCAGATGGGGCGTTAGATTGGACTAAGAAATCTGACATAAAGACAAGAAAGTTTACTTTTTCAGGGTACTGCACTTTAAATGCCGAAGGTTTTTATAGTTATCCTGAAGCTCAAATTCAAGGTCAAAGTCCTTACGACATTAATCAAGATTATGGTAGTGCTACGATAAGTAGTGAAACAACAGTTAATCAAAAGAAGTTTTTTAGAATTGGACAGTTAACCAACGAGTTAGCAGGAATTATAAATAGTGGGAGGCTTCAAGTTAGTTCTCCTGATGGAAATGGCTTTACAGTAGCTTTGGTTCAGTATGCTCCGTCATCATCTGAAACAGTTGCATACCCCCTTGTTTTGATTGAAAAGTCAGTTGTAGGGTTGTCTAGTGATAATAAAATAAATACCTATTCCTTGGCTGCTTCTGATTTCGCAGAAACAGAGATAGGGTTAGGAAATCATCTTTTTCTAATGATAAAGTCAAATGAAGTTATAGAGGGGGAGGTTGTGGTATACGCAAACTTATCTATAGAAATAGGATATACAAAATAAAATGAAAACAATGATAAATAGTAATATGAGGGATACAGTAGAGGTTTTGGCTGCAAATGGTGGTGTGATAGGGTTGAGTTTTAGTGAGTGTAATGAAATATTACTTTTTATTTCTACATCTTTAGCTATTGTTTTTACTGTTTACAAGTTCTTTAAACTCAAAAAGAAGTGATATGGCTAAAGCAAAAGTTTTTAAATTTGCTAAACCTAGTAGGAAAAAACGCAAGGGAGTTCATTCTAAAAATGCTTCAAGAAGTCAAAATGCATATAAAAAAAAATACAGAGGACAAGGAAGATAAGGCTAACCTGTTGTTAATCAGGGATACATTTACTGATAAATCGGTAATTGGAAAGCTCTATTGTAATGCAGAATTTATTGCACATACACTAGAATTAGCGTGGAGAGATAACGAAAAAAGTGTATCTTGCGTCCCCTCAGGAGAGTATAAGTGCAGAGTGAGATTAGCAAGAGAAAGTGCAACAAGAGATTATGTTCACTTATTAGTAGAGGATGTACCGAACAGAAGTTATATCTTGTTCCACCGAGGAAATTACCCTTCAGATAGTAGAGGGTGTATATTAACAGGAACTCATAGAGCTCAGAGTCCTGATAAGATTTTAGAAAGCAAAGTGGCTCACGCTTACCTAATGGATTATATTTTAGGTAATCAATTAAGTAAAAATATAAATTTAATAATTAAAAATAGATAAAAATGAAAAAAATAGTTTTAATGATGGCAGTTGTTTTAACCTCGTTATGTGCTTCAGCACAATATACGGTAGTTAGCAATGTAGATTTTCCAACTGATAATGAAAGTTGGGCAACAGAAAATATAACTAGCAGTATGGGGGTTGGATACTCTTTAGATGGTGGTTATATGATTGGATTAAGAAAAAGTGGAGATGATTATGATGTGTTTGTTAGATACAATATGAATGATAATTTATATCTATCTGCAGATTTACCAAAAGAAAATACACTTGACAATGCTAGGGTTGGTATTGGTTATTCTGTGAATTTTTGGGGTAGTATGTATGTAGAGCCAAACTATAGTGTAGATTTGGATTCAGAATCAGAAGGTAGTGGAAAATTTAATTTAGGAATATCCTATAAACTTTAATAATAACTTTAAAAAATAAATAAAATGAAAAATTGGTTAATTAAGGCAATGCTAAAATCAAAGAAATTTTGGTATGCAATCTCAGCAGTAGTAGTTCCTGCAATAGTAACTTATCTAGGTGTAGATGAGGGAACAGCTACAAATCTTTATCATTCAATTCTCGTTCTAATTTTAGGACAAGGAATTGCTGATATATCAAAAAAATAATGTAATTTTACAATTCCTTCTTTGAGTGTTTTCTGAGTGGGATAGTTAGTAGTTAAGAGTGGGGAGTTAATAACTCCTCACTTTTTTTATATGTGTATGTGCTTTTTTTATATATTTGTGTATGTCAAAAGAATATGGAAAAAGACTAAGGCTCACTCCTGAAGAAGAAGATTTAATAAAACAGAGTAGAGCAGAAACACTAGACAACTTAAACAACAATTCATCATTAGACTTACATCTATTAGAGAGGGGTATAGATAAAAAAGATGTGGTAAGCGTAAAGCATTGGCAGTCAGCTAGTGGGGATTACAGATTTTCAATAGTTACTAAAGAAGATTGTGGAATAGATGAGAAAGAAATCTTTAAAAGTATAAATAATTTTATAGAGGGGCACTCCCCTGACTATGAGCCTATTGAAAGAGAGAAAGGCAATCATCTTTTGGTTGTAAATCCTGCAGATATACATATAGGAAAATATGCAAATGAAACTGAAACAGGAGAACCTTATGATTGTGAAACTGCTGTAATGAGGGTTGTTAATGGGGTTCAAGGACTTATAGATAAATCGGAGGGTTTTGATATTGATAGGGTTTTGTTTTGTATTGGTAATGATGTTCTTCATATAGATAATGTATATAACACTACAACGAAAGGAACTCATCAAGATACTGATGGTAAGTGGTGGGAACATTATGAGATAGCTTTAATGCTTTATGTTAAGGTTATAGAAATGCTTAGAACAATAGCTCCTGTAGATGTATTACACTCTATGAGTAATCACGATTATCAGAGTGGTTTTCATTTAGCGCACACTTTAAAGAGTTGGTTTAGAAAGGCAGAAGATGTTAAGTTTGATATTAGTGTTGCACATAGAAAATACTATAAGTATGGTAATAATTTGATTGGATTAGAACATGGAGATGGTGCTAAGATGGACAAGCTTCCTCTTTTGATGGCTCAGGAAAAACCTAAAATGTGGAGTGAAACTAAATTTAGGTATTGGTATTTACATCATATTCATCATAAGGTTAAACATAAATGGTTAGATGCTAAGGATTTTATTGGAGTAACTGTTGAGTATATGAGAAGCCCATCATCAGCAGATAGTTGGCATACACGAAAAGGATTTACAGGAGTACCAAAAGCTTGTGAAGCTTTTATTCACGATAAAGAAAGTGGTCAAGTAGCAAGATTAACTCATTATTTTTAGGTCTTTATCTTGTTCTTTAACTTTATCTTTATCTTTAACTTTATCTTGTTCTTTATCTTTAAGAGTATTAAATACCCTATACTAAGGGTTAGTTAAGGGTTAAATATTATATTTTTATATTTTTTTTAAAAAAAAACTACAAAAAAGTTTGGTAGTTTAAAAAATTGTTGTATCTTTGTACAGAATTTCAACTAACTAACTATTAACGAAAACACAAATTACTATGAATTATGATGATTGGAAATTAAGCAACCCTATTGATGATGGGAATGTAACAAATATGGTATCTGCTTGTTGTGGGGTAGAACTAACAGAATCAGAATACTCAGAATGTTGTGGCGCTAAAGTTTGGGAAAACACAGATGTATGTTCAAGATGTAAAGAACATAGTAGCGACTACATGGTTTGCGGAGAGTGTGGAGATGA